GACGGAGATTAAGAAATGGCATCGAATACGGATAAAGAAATTCAACGTGAATTGAATGCAATGAAGGCACGTGCTAAAGATAAAGGTGCTACACCTGCAGAAATTAAACAGCTTGAAAGAGATTTCTTTGTAAAAAGAAAAACTAAAAAGAAAACAATGACCGCTGCTAAAGGTGGTGTAGCTAAAAAGAAAATGATGCGAGGCGGTATGGCAGCTAAGACTGCACCAAAGCGTATGCGTGGCGGTGGTATGGCTAAGATGGCCTCTAAGAAGAAGATGATGCGTGGCGGGATGGCTAAAAAGAAATGAGAAAGCAAGTAGTATATTATTTTGCATTAGTCCTGCTTAACATAGGTAAGCCTTTTACATGTATTGGTAATTGGTTCTGGAAAAAGCACAGAGATGTGCTAGACTGGAATAAGTAATGCCAGTACTAGGTGTAGGTTCAAAATTTCGTACTGAGGTTGTAGCCTTGTCTTCAACTAGCAAAACAACTGTATATACTGTACCTTCAAACTTTTCTTCACACTTGGAGAATTTGTTTGTAAGTAACAACCACACAGGTGCTGTGACTTTGGACCTTCATCTTTTTCATGCAGATGATAATACAGAATATGATTTACTTTCTGCACACAGTCTTTCTGGCGGTTCATATGAATCTATCTTTACTGTAGATAGACCGCTATATTTACACGCTGGTGATATTATTAAGTGTACGGCAAATACAGCTAACAAGCTAGTTGTTACAACATCATGTGAAGAATTTTATGACCCTAACAGATAGGAGATAGGAGATGGTACGTGTCCCTAAAAAACCAGTCGCTAAAAAGAAAGCCACACAAGTTAGAGCGAAAAAGAAACCGACTGGAAAGGTTAGCCTTTCGCAAGGGGGTGCGCCTAAAAGCCCATCAAGAGTTAATGAAGCTGGCAACTATACTAAGCCCGGAATGAGGAAGCAACAGTTTAGTCGTATCAAAGCTGGTGGCAAGGGCGGTAATCCGGGTCAGTGGTCTGCACGTAAGGCGCAGATGTTAGCTAAAGCATACAAGGCTGCTGGCGGTGGCTACAAATCTTAGCTATCTAATGTTTTGTGTAGTAGTTGCTACACCAGATGACCTACAAGTTAAACTATACGGCGAGAAGGAATGGCTTTCTAAGTGCCATGTAGCTGTAACGGAGCATGGCTTTGACAATCCCAAAGACCGCTGCTTCTGTGTAAAGATGGATGATAAGGATACTTAATGCCACCACGTAATCATAAAGACTGGACTAAAGAACCTAAAGTTGAACACATCAGTTCACTTATATACTCTGACCACAGTTTGTATGAGCAGGAACTAGAAAACATATTCTCTAAGGTGTGGGTTCCTATGTGCCATTCAAGTGAACTACCACACTTAGGTGACTTCAGAAAGACACAGATAGCATTGCAGAATGTCGTAGCTGTACGTTTTGATAACGGCGTAGTCAGGACATTCCTTACAGATAAAGTGCAAGCACCTGCTGGCAATGACTTATCATTAACCTACCATTCTGGTAACTGGACTGAACTACCGTGTGAGGTTAAACACGGCGGTATGGTCTGGACTACCCTAGATACAAACCCTTCTATGAGTGTAGATGAGTGGACTGCTGGTGCATTTGATTGCATAGCGGATGCCATAGACACTGAAGAGATGGAAGTGTTTCACTACCATAAGGCTGTTATAAATACTAACTACAAGCTGTGGCATGACACTAACAGTGAGTTCTACCACGACTTTATGCATTACTTTAATCGTGTGTCTGGATTCAACGATGAATACTTTGCTAGAAAAAATATACCGTTTGATAACGGACACGTCAACGTCAGTAGCTTCACAGTTAACTACGAGGAATACGATGGCTTTGAGGATAGAGGAGAACTTAGTTTCCCTAACCTCCCTCCAAACCAATGGTATATGGTTGACCTTTTCCCCGGATTTAATTTTAATCTACGGGGTAGTGCTTATAGAAGTGATAGCGTTACACCTCTTGGGCCAAACAAAGTACTTATTGAGTTTAGAGGCTATGGTCTCAAGAAAGATACGCCAGAGGAAAGACAGACACGCATCAAGCATCACAACTCCATATGGGGGCCATTCGGTAGGAACTTACATGAAGACCTCATAGGTGTAGCTGGTCAGGGTACAACAATGCGTGAAGGCACAGAGCCTCGTAACATTCTGCACGGAAGACACGAGAATGGTACAATACATGATGAAGTAGGAATGAGACACTACTATGCAGAATGGAGTAAGTGGATGGGTGTTGAAGCAAGCAGCCCAGCAAGTTTGGCAGCGTAGCATGGAAGAAAAAGAAAACAAAAAACCCCTATCTATAGGCATAAACGAAAACAGCTTTGAACTTGTACTGAGAATATTAGGCAACGAGTTTATTGCTATTCGTATAGGGTCAACAAACTTTAGTGGTAAACTAATAGCTGGTAGCATTCTTCTACTGTTCTTTACCTTTATGCTGCTAGAAGTATTTGGACTATCTAGGGTGCTAGGTATTGAATAATGGCTACAAAGCTAAGTGAGAATACTGAAGTAGCTTTACCGCTGCGTAATATTATAAGTATGGTGGCTGCTGCATCTGTAGCAACGTGGGCGTACTTTGGTATTATAGAAAGGCTGAATCAATTAGAAACTAACATCACTATGATGAAGTCTGACTTGGAACAGAACACAGAGTTCCGCATTAAGTGGCCTCGTGGTGAAATGGGTAGTCTTCCAGCAGACAGCGAACAGTTCATGCTTATTGAACACATAGCTAGTGAACTAGAAAAACTACAGAATGAAATAGAAGACGGCAAAGCACCCTACGACCAACAGCAAAAACTAACGCTAGAGTTTTATGAAAAGCGTATTACGAACCTAGAAGATAACATAGAGAAGCTAAGAAACGGAGATGATTGAACTTACTTTTGTATTGCTGTTAACTATGGGTACTGAAAAGGTAGAGTACACCCCGTATGAATCTCTATCTCAATGTTTATCGGTGCGGCGTAAGATAAAACGGAACACAGGCGTAACTCATAACTTTGACCAGAAGTGGTCATGCAAAGAACTTAAAGTTAAAATAGACGAAGACACTGGCAGCATTTTAGAAATCGTAGAAGAATGATTGTATTTGTGCTATACGTATACTTAGGTGCAAACGTAATAGATAAAACACAAAAGTTTATAGACATGGATAGATGCCTATACTTTGCTGAAAGATTGTCCCGACAACAATCCGTTCCGGCTGGCGGTGGTAAAAGAAAAAAGATAACTGCAGTATGTAGACCTCAACCCAAGTAGGAACCAACCAACAATGATTGCCGAAACCCTCGCAGGTATAGCACTTGTAAAAAGTGCAGTAGATGGCATTAAAGGTGCTATCAATACCGCCAACGATATAAGTGACATAGCTGGACATATAGATAATCTATTTGCTGGCGAAAAACAAGTTCAACAAGAACGTGCTAAGAAAGCTGGCGTTGGTATAACAGACCAGTTTGGCGTAGACAATGTAGCACGTGATGTTATTGATGCTAAGATAGCAGCAGAAAAGTTACAAGAAGTAGCCACTATGGTAGACATGAGATTTGGTCATGGTACATGGAAGGGCATACTAGCTGAAAGGCAGAAGCGTATACAAGAAGCTAGAGAAGCTTCACTTAAAGCTAGGCGAGAAGCAATACGAAGACAGAATGAAATTATAGAAAACGTAAAGATTACGGTATTAATAGCTGGTATTGTTGCATTGGGCATAGGCTTCCTTGTATTCGCCTTGACTGCATCGGCAATGGCATATTCATTATTTACTTGACAATTAGATTTATAAGTGGTATAACTGTATTATGAAAAAGCCTCAGAAAAGTTTAGCTAACTGGTCAAAGCAAGATTGGAGAACTAAGAGTGGCAAACCCTCCAAGCAAACAGGAGAGCGTTATCTTCCGGCATCAGCGATTAAAGCCCTCACGCCAGCGGAATACTCAGCCACCACTGCTGCTAAAAGAAAAGGAACTGCTGCTGGTAAGCAATTCGTCAAGCAGCCTAAAGCGATATCAAAGAAAACCGCAAAATTCAGACGGGGAGCCTAATGCTTAATTTACTTATTGGACCTATTGCAGAAATAGCTGGCACATGGATGTCAGGCAAAGTAGAGCAGACAAAAGCTAATGCACAGACTAAGGTAGCTAAAGCGCAAGCCGAAGCTGTCGTTATGCAGAAGAAAGCTACTGGCGAAATTGATTGGGACTTGGAGATGGCTAAAGGGTCATCTAACTCGTGGAAAGATGAGTGGCTGACTATCTTGTTTAGTATTCCACTTATCCTAGCATTTGTACCCGGCATGGAAGATGTAGTAGCAAATGGATTTGCAAGACTCAACGAGATGCCTGAGTGGTATCAATACTCACTTGGAGTTATCGTTGCAGCTTCTTTTGGAGTTCGTAGTGCAACAAAATTCTTTGGTAAAAAATAATGGCAGCGCAAAAGATACTAGAGTGGAAACTGATTCCACGACTAATGATGTTAATGATGTCAATATCCGCATGGAGAGTAGTGGAGTGGTTTATGACCCTTCAAGACCCGACAAGTCAACAAGCGGCACTAGTGAGTGTAGTCACGGGGGCCATGACAGGTGCATTTGCGGTATGGATGAATCACGAGGGTAAAGAAAATGAAGTACAACCGACAAGACCTGATAGACAAGCTAGTAGTAAGCGAGGGTCTAAGGCTACAGGTATATAAAGATACACTAGGAATTGATACTATAGGTATCGGCAGGAACCTAGAAGACCGTGGCATAACTAAAGAAGAACTAGACTGGATGGACATACCTAGTATGGATACCGTCTATGAAATGGGTATCACAGAAGCTGATGCGGTCTATCTAGCAGAGAATGACGTACAGATAGTCGAAGAGGAACTGGTACGTGCGCACCCTTGCGTGGACAGTCTGGACGCTGTACGTCAGCTTATTGTCATAGACATGGCGTTTAATATGGGTGTACCTAGACTTTGTAAGTTTAAGAATATGTGGGCGGCTATCCACGATGAGGACTACCCAACTGCAGCAAAAGAAATGTTAGACAGTAGGTGGGCATCTCAAGTAAAAGGACGAGCCACTAAGTTAGCTAACGCTATGCATAATGGAGAATTTTAAATGGGTGACAGTATTTCAAAACAAATTAACTTTGAGCGTAAAAAGAAAAAAGAACCAGAAAGTTCACAGGATAAACCAAAACCATTTCCTAAAAATGCACCAAAGCGTATGCGAGATGCATACAATAAAAAGTATGGAAAAAAGACAGGTTTCTTAGATATGACTGTACAATTTTTAAAAAGAGCAACTAAGTAAATGACACGACAACTCACAGACAAACAACAGATGTTACTCAACGTCCTCTTTGAAGAAGCTGGCGGTGATTTGGTGCAAGCAAAAAAGATGGCAGGATATGCTGACACTTCTAGTACTTCAGAAATTGTTAAAGGTCTTAAAGAAGAGATACTTGAGGCTACTCAAATGTACATGGCACGTAATGCGCCGAAAGCAGCGATGGCTATGGTAGGTGGGTTGTATGACCCAACTGAACTAGGTATACGTGATAAGATGGCTGCAGCAAAAGAACTACTTGACCGCACAGGTTTGGTTAAGACTGAGAAGATGCAAGTAGAAGCATCAGGTGGTGTCATGCTTATGCCACCTAAAGCTGTAGTGGAAGATGATGACTAGAAGCATAGGCAAGTGGAAGCTACCACAGCCAACAGATATTAAAGAACAGAACGAGTGGGTAGCTATACCACGTATTGCACGTACAGTACCATTCGGATATAAACAGGATGAAGCAGACCCCGACCTTCTGCAACCTATACAGATTGAATTAGATTTACTTGAGAAGGCACGTAGCCACGTAAATCAATACAGTTATCGTGAAGTAGCTAACTGGCTAAGTACACAGACAGGACGTTACATATCCCATGTAGGGTTAAGGAAAAGGTTAGCTAATGAGCGAAGACGTAAGAACCAAGCTACAAGCATCCGCAAGTGGGCAGAATATGCGGAAAAGGCAATCGCCAAAGCGAAAGCCCTTGAAGAAGAAAGAACAGGTTCAAGAGCCAACGGTTGAAATACAACCGATAGAGTACGAAACACAGGCTATAGAAGAGACAGCTAATGTACTCTTTAAGCCTAATCCCGGCCCACAGACAGACTTCTTAGCTGCAGCGGAACGAGAGGTGTTATATGGTGGAAGTGCTGGCGGGGGTAAGTCCTATGCTATGCTCTCTGACCCACTACGCTACATGGGGCATCCCGCATTTAGTGGGTTGCTTTTGCGACATACAACTGAAGAGTTAAGAGAACTCGTATTTAAGTCGCAGGAGTTGTACCCGAAAATCTGGCCCGGTATTAAGTGGTCAGAAAGAAAGATGCAGTGGACTGCGCCATCTGGAGCAAGGTTGTGGATGTCGTATCT